TTTCATTTTGTACCTCCGTTATTAAGTGATAAATCTTAATTGCAATATAACAACCTACAACTAAGATGCAAGACTTATTTTTTGTATCTTGCTGTTATATATCAAACAAAACCAATGCCAAACCAAAACCTTACAAAATAGACTAAAAACAAACAAACACAAATAAATGAATAGGTAGTTATTACCTGTTACCTGTAACTATTACCTAACTTTACATAACTATTATTATTGTGCCGGTATTATGTAAACATGCACTTTTTTCGTATGTACGCATATTTTTCGCACCTCTATTTAGATTTAGTCTAAATAACAAAACCATGATATCAAAATGATATCACTAATCCGAGCATAGAGGATAGTATATCCTGATATGACCATGTAAACATCTATACTATCTATTCATCTTGACAAAAAAGTCAAGATTAGAAGTTAATATAAAAGAAGACAATCACACCCGATTTAACGTAAATTCTAATTTTAGTCAACTAAACTTGACTAATTGCGATTAGGGGCGAATATCTTTCGCACCTCATTAATAGTTAAACAAGACTATTTATTCTTAATATAGCATGTCCTATTTAATATATTGTGTTTAGACGCTAAAAAACAACAATAGGCACTCACATAATATCTATTATGTTTACTGTCTAATAAAATAGACAGTCCTATAATGACGGGGTGTGTATCATTTGTAGAAATACCCAAAACACGACTAACTATACCATTTTTTATAATCCCCCCAAAATCAAATTAGGGTTATGTTTCTATATACACAAAACCACACAGACAGGAAAGTGGGAATTCGGGTTAAAACGCAAAGAAGCGGGTAAGGATAGCAAAAGCAGAAAGTTCGATTTAGAGGCATAGACGAAAGAAAGTGCCAAAAAACACGGTATTATATAAAATGACATTAGCAGACTACATAAAGGAGATAAACAGGGGGTGGGGGGCGTTAAGTCCATCAGAGCAAATAAAGGTATCATTAAGGTTCATGGGTAAATACTTAGTAATGGTATCGTTTTTCGATGAGATAGAGGGGCAGCGATGGCGGATGAATTAGAGTCAATTTACGAGGTTATTTAGTGGTTAAAAAATACCCATTAAGAGGCAGGAAGCATTTATTAAAAGGTCAGTTTAAGGATCATGTATTCAGCGAATACGAAATCGGGTTAATAGAAGACAGATTAGTCTGCGGTATGACGCTCGAAGAGATAGCCAAAATCTTTTATGGTGTAATGCCTTCGACATGGCATTCAAATCTTAATAGACTACCCAATCATGCTGCAAGAGCGAGGTTCAAAGCAGCCATAGAGAATGCAACTACCGAAGCATTCAAGAGCGTAGATGAATTAGCCAAAGGAGCGGAATCTATTACGAAGGAATACAGCATACCGGTTACGGAGATAGAGACCGATGCTTTGAGAGATGCCTGGAAGAGAATAGAAGTATTAGCCGAAGACGGCAAATGGAAAGAGATACTTTTGATTATGTCGGCTTTTGTGATACCAGACGATAAATTCTTAGTAAAGGTTTCGGTTAAAAAAGCCGTACCTGAATTTAGAGCTGCCGAACTAATCTTAAAATCCTTAAAGCCTGAATTATTTGATGCCGAGACTAAAAGGAAAATGATACCAAGTAAACATATTATCGTTACATTACAAGGCGACAACTTGAAACAACTAAAGAAAGCCGTTAAAGCAGATTACGTGATAGAGGCATGATACATTTATTCTGCGGTGGTCGGAGTTCTTTGAACAAATTGAATGAGGAATTAGACGGTTTGAAAGTCGTAATTAATTTTGGATTTCTCTATTGTAAGAAATTTGATATATTATTTTGGGGTGATACAATAGTAGGCGATAAATTAAAGGAAATTTATATAGAGAAGCCGTCTTTCAAATTAGTGGCGTTAGAAAAACACGGTGGTAAGGCAAGCGATTGGGTAGATGAATACTATGCTTATAAATTTGGTGTGTTCACGACAGTTTGGGCATTAATGTGGTTAAGAGAAAGATATGATGACGACATTTATGTTTATGGATTAGATGGGGATGGGATTGCATATTATGACAAGGCTGCAGAGCAAAATGGTGTCGAAGAAAGGATTAGAAGATTAAAAATATGCTATTCCCAATTAGACGCTTTACCTAAAGCAGGGATTTACAATATGAATCTTAACAGTCCATATAAAGGATTTGAATTTTGCAGATAGAGTTTAGAAAAGACGCTTTTATTGATTCGTTCTACCCATTATTGTTTGACACGGCAAGATATCAAATCTTGCGTGGAGGGCGGGGATCAGGGAAATCTTTTTTCGCCGTGCAGAAGATTATTTATCGTATGCTTTCCGAACATAATAACAGATTCTTATTTGTGAGAGCAGTTAAAGATACGATACGCCAATCAATGTTCGAACAATTTAAGAGATTCGTTCATTTACAAGGTTTAGAGAGTGCTTTCGATTTTAGAGAGACCGATATGGTAATCAAGTGCCCTTCTACAAATTCAGAAATAATACATTTAGGATTGAACGAATCGGAGAGGACTAAATCAACAGCAGAACCTACAAGTGCATGGATTGAAGAAACAACCGAAGTCGAAGAAAGAGATTTTAGGAATTTGAATTTTGGCATCAGGTCATTATCGGGTGGTTATATCCAAACAATCCTTACATTCAATCCGATTGACGAAAACCATTGGATAAGAAAAGAGTTCTTCCCTACACAAATTGATGAGATACTGAATCAAAAATATGATAAGAGGATAAAGAAGAAAAAGAAATTCGGCGGATGGACTGATTACACTCTTGAAGAAGTTTCAACGAGAATGATAAATAATGTTAAAGTTGGCGATGATATAGTTTCAATTCCAATTTCACATCATTTATCGACATACGAAGACAACCCATTTATAGATGTTGTCTATAAAGCAGAATTAGAAGATTTAAGGAATAAAGATTATGCGTATTGGCTGGTATGTGCTAAAGCCCAATGGGGTTCAATCGGAGACCTCGTATTCAGTCCGATGTGGCGAATGGCAGGGTTCCCCAATTCTTGTGATGAGGTTTTTTATGGATTGGATTTCGGATATGTCCATCCATCTGCTTTAGTAATGATTGGAATAAAAGACGATAAATATTACACGAGGGAATTATTTTATGCAAAGGGATTAACTAATTCACGATTAATCGAATCGATAAAAAGTGAAAAATTAATTGAGACAGACGGTTTGATATATGCGGATTCAGCCGAGCCGGCGAGAATAACTGAATTTGAAGAAGCGGGATTCAATATTATGCCCGCAATAAAAGGTCAGAATTCGATAGCCGATGGAGTAGATTTTCTTAAATCAATAACCATTTTCACGGAAGAAGATAACGTCAATTTGAATAGGGAATTAAAAACATGGAAAAGGAAAATCGGTTCTGACGGCAGACCGATAGAGAATGAATTTGTTAAGTTGAATGATGATTGCATCTCCGCCACAAGATATGCCGTGTGGTCACACGCACAGCATAATGACGTTAAAATAGGTTTTGTAACGAGGGACATATGAATTTTATTGACAAGTTTATAGCGAAGAGATTTATCAATATTATGAAGAGCTACAGTGATGCCGGCTCTTTAACAAATTACGATAGGTCGTTCTTTGATTTTATGGGTGCATTAAAAGCAGGCTCAAAAGATGATTATTCGGGCGCTATTTTTAATGCGATGGAAGTTCACGGATTTTATTTTTCTAAAGCTAAATTTAGACTTTATACTAAACATGGAGATGAGGCACAGGAATTAATTAACCATCCATTTACCACAATGTTTATTAAACCAAATTCACAAAAAACTTGGTGGGAAACCGCTTATAAAATCCCGATCTATTGGGGTTTATGGGGGGTCAATTATTTCCATGTTAAGAGAAATATTCTGACAAATATACCATTTGCTTATCAACAATTACCCCCGGCACTTATTGAAAAAGAATATGATAAAACAACAGGGGTGTTATCAAAATATACTTATAACGATGGTGTAAATAAAATCCCATTAAAGATTGAGGATATGATTGAGATAAAATATCCCAATCCATATTCAGAGAATGAAGGATTCCCGATTATAGAATCCATAGCAGATCAAAAAACCGTTAACAAATTACAGATGCACTATATGAAAAAGTTTTTTGAGAATGGCGGTTTTATGGGGCTGGTATTCACTACTAAACAGGAAATGAGAAAAATAAATTTTGACAGAACGTTATTGATGTTAGAAGAAAAATTCAAAGGCAAGGATAAAGCATACAAAGAAGTAGGATTATTCGATTCAGGATTGCAGCCAGTTAAAGCATCATATTCCATTAAGGATATGGACATAACCGAGAGCAGAAAATTAACCAAAGATGATATTTATGAAGCCTGGAAAGTCCATAAAATACATATAGGTTCAGCAGGTGCAGCTAATAGGGCGGAATCGGAAGCAGCGGTTTATCAATTCACATCGGGAGTGATAGACCCATTATTAAGTTTTATAGACAATTCATTTTCCCTATTCGCCCAAAAAGAATGGGGGGATGACAGCTTACAAGTAATCCATGATTCGTTAGCACCTAAAGACATTGAAGGTCAATTAGGATTTTATGAGAAGATGAGCAAATTAGGAGCGTTGACAATTAATGAAATCAGGGAGGAGCAAGGTTATAATAAATTCGATTATGAATTAGCCGATAAACCGATTATAAATGTAGGCGGTTCAATAGTCAGAATAGATACAGGCAAGCAAATAGGAGTTGAAGATACACAGCAAGAAATTATTAATAACGAAGTAAAAAATTTAATTCAAAAGGATGCAGTCGAAGATTGGCGAATCCTTAAATGGAAACAATTTAACTCCAGGCATGGATTTGCACTTAGAAGATTCGAGAAAACACTCGACCGGTATTTCGGCGACCAGGAAAGAAGAATTTTAGAAGCGGTTTTGAATAATTATATCGTAGAACAGGCATTTAATCTCGAAGATGAAAATATGATTTTATATCAATTTTTAGAAATCGATATTTGGGATATAATGAGAGAAGGACATAAATTCGGGTCGTTCCAATTTGATTCGAGGATTGATTTTTCTAAAGATATTTTAAGACCGGAGTTTGATAAAATAACAAACACAACCTTAAAAATAAATGAGACCACATTCAGCAGCATAAAAGGATTAACAACTGAAAGTCAATTACAAAAAGCATACCGGGAGATTAAAGAAAATAGATTAGGCAATATCGCAGTTACTACTACAACGGGCGCTTTTAATGCGGGACTTTTAAGAGCGATGAAAGATGCAGGACTCACTAAAAAAACATGGCTCTCAATGAGAGATACAAAAGTAAGAGATTATCATAAATTAATGGACGGCGTTACAGTCCCTTTAGACGAACCTTTTGAAGTAGAAGCAAGGGGGCTTAAATCTTTAGGTCTTTATCCAGGCGACCCGGTTTTAGGGGCGGTCAATAATGCAAGATGCCGTTGCACAATCATAGGAGAATAAAAATGATACCACAATATTTAATTGAAGCTAAAGACGAAATTAAATGGATAGAAACTAAATCCGAAAAACCGGAAGCATTAAAATCTGAAAGAGCCATTGTGCATTTCATTTCGACTATCGATTTAGACCGGCAGCGTGATATTGTAATACCAAAAGGAATGGTTGATAAGGATTTTGATAAAAGTCCTTCGGTTTGGTATAACCATAATTATACATGGAATCCGAATGCTCTCCCTATTGCCAAAAGTCAATGGAGGCGGAAGAAAGAGGAGGGGATTCTTGCTAAGACTGAATTTGCTAAGACTGAATTTGCCGATGACGTTTACAGACTCCACGAAGGCGGGTTTATGAATACATGGTCAATCGGTTTTAGAACAGTAAACGATAGAGTAGGAATTGTAGAAAAAGATTCAGTTACATTTGACGAGAAGAGAAATATTACGACCTACCATAAATGGGAACTCTTGGAATATAGTTCAGCTCCGATTGCCGCAAATCCAAATGCTTCAGATATGGCAAAAGATTTATTGACAATGAATTTCAAAAGTGATGTTATGGTGGATATAGTGAAGAATGTTGTTTTAGAAATAGAGATTAAATCACAATTAGAACAAATGCAAGCCGATATAGACGGACTCCAGCAGATAAAGGAATTATTAAAGCAATTAATAGAGAAAACGGATTCAAATGAAAAGGAAATCTTACAATTAACTGAATTTCTAAATGAACAGGAAAATAAAATAACAAAAAATATTTCGATAGAGCTGCCAGTCAATAAGATGACTGACGATAGGATAAAAACTATTGTCAGTAGAATCGTTGATGGAGGCAGATAAAACGGAATCTAATTATTAAATCAATGGAGAAAATAAAATGACAGAAAAAATTAATCTTTCAGCCGAAGATAAACAATTCCTTGTCGAACTATTAAGTAAGTACGATGGGGCATTAACGGCAGAAAGTCAAGACAAAATGTTGGAAAAGTTCGGCAAAGATTTAGCCGACCAACTAACGAAGAACTGGGAAGGTAAAATAGGACGACTCGAAAAAATATTCACCGAAAAGGATTTAGATAAGCCGAAAGGTGCATTTAAGAATTTCGCTGATTATGTGACATCGGTTAAAAATTACCAGACAGTAGAAAACCAAAATAAACTAAAGACATTAGAGACCGGTGTTCAAGGGGATTTTCTTATCCCGGTAGAATATTCAGCAGGTCTTTTAGATTTTTCAACACAGGCGAATCCATTTATGCAGATGGCAACGAAATATCCATTAAAAGGAAATTCGTTTTCGCTTAAATACTTCAAAAATAAGAATCAGACATCAGCCAATTTTTATGGCGGAGTAGTTTCTTATTGGGTAGAAGAGGGCAATGCGCCAACTGCAAGCGATATGCAGTTTGGGAAGATTGACTTTAGACTTCACGACTTAGCTCTTTTAATCGCTGCAACAAACGATATGATTGAAGATGCACCGGAAGCAGTTTCGGGTATGGTCAATAAAGCATTTGCTGAAAGAATAGCCTATGATCTTGAAGATAAATTCTTAAATGGTCTTGGTGCAGGCTGTCCTTTAGGCATATTAAATTCAGGCGCTAAAGTAACACAAGCCAAAAAAACAAGTCAAGTAGCAGCTACGATTGTGAGTGAGAATCTTATATCAATGAGAAACCGATTGCCACAGCAATCCAAAGCGAATGCAATTTGGATTTATGCCTCCGATGCAGCCGTAGCAGTCCAAAGTTGTAAAATCGGCGAATCCGATTCCCCGGCTTTCATACCGGCAGGTGCAATGAGTCTTAATCAAACCTTAGACCTAATCTTAGGTCGCCCGGCTTATGAATCGCAGCATATATCCGTTGCATTAGGGATTGTAAATGATATTATTTTAACAGACCCGACACAATACGGAGTAGCTTATAAAGGGACATTCACTCCAACAGTTGAATCAAGTGCGCATTTATACTTTGATTCTAATAAGACTGCTTTCAGACTCGTATATCGAGTTGACGGACAACCTTTGTGGGATACTTATATGACACCCGCACAGGGATCAATAACAAAATCGCCAATCGTTGTATTGGCAACAAGATCGTAAGGAGATAACCCTATGAGACAATTAATGCAAAATGCTCATATAGTAAGTGGGCTAAGTAATGCAAGTGTTTCGTCTGTTACTCCAGATTATGTATCTTTGAAGAATTATCAGCATTTAACCGTTATAATCTCTTTGAAGTGTGCAACTGGCGTAGCTGCATGTGCAGTAACCTTAAAACAGGCAACTGCCGTAGCAGGGACAGATGAAAAGGCACTCGGATTTTCCTATCAATGGGCAAATGCCGATGTAACCACAGAAACATTTACCAAAACAGCAGTAACATCTAATACATTTTCGACTGCTGCAACAGTAACTAATAAAGTCCATGTTATTGAAGTTGACACGGATACATTAGATGTGGATAATTCATTTGATTGTGTAAGAGTAGCTTTAGCTGATGCTGCTGCAACAACGGCAACAGTTACCTATATTCTTTCACAACCAAGATTCATTGACCAAACAACACATGCTACTTCAATTACCGATTAATGAAGGCATTGGTCAAATATCTTAAAGGCAGATTAAGGGGCAGACTGGACGTTATGAGTATGGGGTCTGCCCATACTGCTCAAAAACATGGAGTAGTTGAAATAGTAAAATTAATTAATGAGAAATTAGATGTGGTGAGGAAATGAGTTTAGTAACTAATGCTGCCTATTTATATTATTTAGGTGTTAGCCAATCCGAGACAATAACCAATACAATAACACCTTTAATTAATTCTGCTGAAAAGCGGGTGAAGGAATTTCTTAATAGAGATTTAGAATGGACGGCTTATACCGATGAACTCTATGACGGGAATGGGAAAAGTAAATTAACATTAAGGCAATTCCCTATAATTTATGTTTCTACAATTAAGGAATATAATGGGATAGATTCAAATGATGATGAAACTTGGGATACATTAGTTGAACATACAGATTATGATAGATTAATAATCCCGATAGAAGCATTTTGCATTTATCTTGATAATTACACCTTCACTAGCGGAGACCAGAATTATAAAATTACTTATTATGCAGGTTACACCGCAGGCAATACACTAACTACTGGAAGTTGCGTAGTGGGTAAAAAATATCGGATAGCTGCCCATTCTGTTGTGGACTTTACAACGATAGGTTCAAGTTCAAATACAGTAGGGACACAATTTGTTGCTACCGGGACAGCGAGTATGAGTGTGAGTGATTCATTAACGGAATTAATTGCAGTACCGGAAGATATACAATTAGCTTGCAAAAAATTAGTTGCTTTATATTGGCGTTCAACACCAGCCAATCAGAATTTTATAGGAGTTCAAAGTCTATCCGATAGTGCGGGTAGTGCAAGCAATAATATAAACATAGATTTAGGAGCAGAGCAAAGAATACTTGACTCGATAGAACATCACAAGGCATATAATGTCTGACATACAAGAATGGATTAAAAAAATAGAGAGAGGTATATGGGATGGTTTAGCTTCAAGCTCGAAAGATGTTATGGATGTATGGGCTGTGTTTATGGTTTCGAGGATGAAATCAGATCAAGGATATAAAGCGACAGCACCGCCATCTATTAAGAGTGGGAGATTAGCAAGGGCAATTCAAGGTATGGCTGATTCATCTGATGGTGGGGTAGTTGATGATAATGCAATAGTTTATGAAAGGACATTAAAAATCCCTTATGCCTGGATGTTAGAAAAAGGCGGTAACATTAATGTAACCGACAGAATGAAGAAAATGTTTTTATGGAAATATTCACAGACAAAAGAAAAGAAATGGGCTTATATGGCATTTGCTAAGACATTAAATCATCCAGCATTGAATTATATACAGGATTCGATAACTGGAATGTCGGTAGAGAAAATAGAAGCACCAATACGCAGACATTTAGAAACAGAATTAAACAAAATACCAAATTTAGAGGTAACCATTGGCGTTAAGTGATGTTCAATCGGCATTATATTCAGACTTACAGACAATAACAACTGGCAACGGATATAACTACAC